ACCATCACGGTAGCGGGTGTGACCACAACCGCAACAATCGTTGCGAGCGACGCGGAGACGTTGACCGGCGCGACGTATCGATATGATTGGGGCGATGGGTCCCCAGTCGACTCCACCAACCACCCTACGGCTACCAAGTCCCATACGTACGCAGTACCAGGAACGTACCCGATTCTGCTCTCTGTTACAGACGCGGGAGGCCTAACGGCGTATGTGGCTCGGTTTGCAGTCATTGAGCCAACGCCGGATTTAACGGGTGTTGCTGCGTCGGACATTCTGGATCTGGTGGTGTCCCGTGTCGTCGCAACAAAACAGTTTCAAGCGGTAATCAAGCACGAACCTCGGACGGCTCCCTCTCAGTTCGTCACAGCAGCGTTCTTCCTGGGAGCACCCAACGCCGCCCCAGGAGGTTTTAAGACGATTAAACGGGTGTCTTCCCTAGGCACAGCAGGCATGCTGCTAGACATTATTGGCCGGCTGTACATGGATGCGAAACAACCAGTGGCATTCGGGGACCGCCCGCCCTCGCTGAACAATATCGATCAGGTGTTGTTGGAACACGCCGAGATCATCCTGCGCGAGTGTCATGCGCACATCAGTTTTGGTATCCAGAATAGTGGTATTTGGATGGACGCTGATGGCGCAGACAGTGAAGGGCTCGGAGCATTATTTGGGTACCTTGATCAAGACAACATGAAATACCGCATCTGTGAGATTTACATACCCACAGTGCTCACAGACTACTTCACACAGGAGAGCCCCTGATGGATAAGTACCAAATCCATAGCGAGCGTGATCTGGCCAAGATTGCATATGACACCTATTCGGCAAGCGTAGGCGGTAAAGCTGTCAACGGTGATGTATTGCCGGCCTTCGAAGACCTCAGTGTGAAAGTCAGCGTTGCATGGCTGGCAGCGGCAAGGGCAGTAGCGACGGCGGTAAGGAGTGAGCAGCATGGCTGGTAAGGACCATGGAATCGGTAATGCCCTGTACGTCGAAGGACGTGATCTGTCGGGCGAGACGCAGACGTGGACCATCAGCGGTCAGAAGAAAATGCAGAATGTTACGAATATTCGCCAGGCTGCGTTTGACCGGTTGGCACTGATTCCGGATGGCTCGTTCAACTACGAGTCGTTGTTTGATCCGGCAGTGGGGCATTCACACGCCTACCTGTCCACGCTGCCAACAACCGACGCACTGACGTTGTTGGCACACCGCGAAACCATCGGTGCCCCCGCATGGAATATGTATTGCAAGCAGATTGACTACAACCCCAGTCGCAATACTGACGGGGCACTGCTGTTCAAGGTTGCGGGCCAGAGCAGCAAGGGCACGTTTTGGGATGTTGGAAACATGCTCACCAACGGTATGCGGGTGGACGTTGCTGCCACCAACGGAGCAAGCTTTAACTTCGGTGCGGCCAATGCGTTTGGATTGCAGGCGTACCTTCACGTGTTCGCGTTCACCGGTACCACATGCACGGTGAAGCTACAGCATTCATCCGACAACGGCGGCACCGATCCATTCGCGGATATCGCGGGTGGAGCGTTTACCGCTATCACAGGTGGAGCGCCGTACGGCGAGCGACTAACCACTGCGCGGAACCTAGCGGTGAAGCAGTACCTTCGTGTAGTGACAACCGGAACAATCACATCAGTCACGTTCGCCGTGGCTGCTGTGGTTAACACAATTAACGTGGCGGTGTAATGATGCTAGGAAGAAATGACTTTGGTGTTAACGATGATCCCTATGCCACCGCGCGACAGTTGATCTATGCACCGCCTGAACGACGTAAGACATTTGTTGCGGATCTTCCCAGCAACACGCATTACCGCGTCGTGTCGTGTGCTGAGGCAGCGGCAATAGGCGAATGCAAACACTACGCGGAAGGGTTCGTCGTGCCCGTCCCGCCGCGCGATCTAGAGCCAATGCGTGCGCTACTAACCACACGCGGATATGTATATAGCGAAGGTGATGCACCGATGCACTTAGCCGCCGCGTATCCCGCTGGGACCCGGTTCTTTGTTTTCCCGCCGGAGCAACGGTGCATGGGGAGCTATAAGGTCCCTCACCGCATCCCACTGGGCTATGACCCCATCTTGTCAGTAAGGGAGGGTGACTTCAGGTACTTCACAGGAAACGACTCTGTCAATCTACGACCCGAAAGTTGGACAGATCAACTTAAAAACACGCTTGGTGAAATGCAGGCTGAAACTGACAAGGGGTAACAATGGCTAAGTCAACGGGTGTCGGCATCACGACGTTCAGTGTCGATGACGCGTCGGGCACCCCCCAGGTAATCAAGAATGACATCGGTGGGTTCGGCCTGAGTACACCGCGCTCAGTGCAGGATGTTACCGCGCTGGACAACACCGGCATGGACCGACTGTTGCTGTTGGCTGACGTCGCACTGGATCTCGATGTGTTCTTCAACGCAGCGTCGAACCGGTCGCATGACGTGTTCAAGACAGTCATCAGTACTGACGTCCAGCGAACGTGCACCATCGCGTTCGGCGGCGTGACCATCGCGCCAGAAATCAAGTTCACCGATTACCACATCAACCGAGACAATGGCGGGGCTCTCGCTATCAAATGCCCTGGCGTGCTCTCGGGTGGCGTACCGCCTACGTGGGCGTAATGACGACATGGCAGGGGCGGCTAGCCCGCCTCTGTCTTTCTCTGAGGAGGTAACCATGCTAGACGGCTACGTCGAACCGACTACAGTGATCACAATGACGTTCAGCGGTAGGCGCCAAGGGCTGGTAGTTTTGTCGCGCGAGCCGTCGGCGGATACCTGGGAAAATGATATAGTACCCCTTTTGGATTTTGCAAATAACAAACCATTGAAGTTCATCGACATATTCGTTAGGCAGTTGGACAGTTGGAACCTTCGCCGAGAAGACGGTACCGCTGTCCCCGCCACGCGTGATGGCCTGATGTCGATGAATATTCGGTTTGTTACAGCGGTGCTTAAAGCGTGGATTAACAACGGAATCTTAGTTGTTGAAGATGAAGCAACCGCCGAATCACTTGCTCCGGCGGACGATGAAGACCCCTTCGAAGCTTTTGATATCAGGCCCATTGATATGGATGAGCTTACAGTGGAAGAGGTATCCGCATGAACCGCGTAGATGTCAGCGTCGAGTCAAAGGATGATGTCGACCTGACATCTATCAAGCGTAAATACGATCGGTTCTCACAAGACCTTGCGAACGATATGAAGACGGTGGGGGACAAGGCGGGAAAGAACCTCACTGACGGCATCGCTTCCGGAGTGGAGCAAGCATCACAGCGAGTGGTAAAGGCACAGCAGGCTCAGCAGATAGCTGCGGAGCGTGTGAGTATTGCTGAGCAGCGACTGAAAGAACTGCGTGAAAAGGGTGACGTCGCTGCATCGCGGCGTCAGGCGACAGAGCTTGCTGTTAAAGTGGCGCTGAATAATGCCCAACAGGCGACAGAGAATGTTGCCGCTGCGGAACAACACCTTGCTGCTGAGCGTGTCAAGGCCGCCGAAGCAGCAAGTAAATCATCTACTACCACCACACAGAAGACCAAGGTAGACTTTGATCTCAAAGGAACCGCCTTAAGCGAGATGAAAACGTACGGCGTAGAGGCCGGCGCTCTGTTCGCAGGCGGGTTTGCCTCAGGTGTCTCAACTATAGGTGCCGCTGGACTTTTCATTGGTATTGCCGCCGCTGCGCAGTCCTCTAATGCGGACGTGGCGAACGCGTATGCCGGCCTATGGCAACAAGTCAAGGCGGGGGCGAAGGACGCTAGCGCTACCTTGTCTGGTGATTTCATTCAGGGTGCTGAGAAGCTGGGACGCACGTTCAATGCCTTGCAGCCAGAGATGGTGCAGGCGTTCACCGCAGCCAAGCCCGCAGTAAATGACTTGTTCGATGGTATCGACCGAGGTGTCCGTGCGGTTATGCCTGGCCTTGTAACGGCGGCTAAGGCATCCGGCGACGCTACTAAAGGCATGGCTGATCTATTGGAGTCCAGTGGTCGTGCTGTATCGAATTTCTTTACTGAGTCTTCTCAGGGCGCCGCTGCGGCCGGGCGGGACTTCCAGGACTTCGGTCAGATCGTCGAACGACTTGGATCATTTGCCGGGCGGATCGTCGCAGAGCTAGCCAATAACTCAACCAGTGCATTTCCTCAGTTTGCGAATGCCGTAGATGCAACGGCTACCGCTGTGGAGAACCTGGCGCATGTCGCACTGCCGAGTTTGGCTAGCGGCGCGGGTATGGCGTTCTCCGGTATCACGCTGTTGATGAACCTGGCTAACACACTGCTTACCGTGCTCGGCCCGCTAGTGCCTGCGATCGGCACATTCGCTACCGCTCTCAAGGTTGTTGATACTGTCTCATTTGGCCAAGTTGGTAAATCATGGGGGGACTTCAAAACAAGCATCGGTGACGCGGAAGGAATAGCAGGCAAAGCAAAAGCCGGTTTAAGCGCGCTGACTTCCAGCGGTCTTGGGCCGCTAGGGGTTGTTGCTGGTGGTGTTGCACTAATACTTAATGGTCTAGGTGACCAACAGGCAAAAGACGCTCAAGCAGCGCAAGAGCATCAACAACGAATCCAGACACTCACCCAAGCATTGCTTGCCAACGGCGGAGCCATTGATGAAAACATTCGAGGCATGGCGGCTAAAGCGTTGGCGGATAAGGAAGTTGCCACTACTGGTCAGAGTGTACTAGAGGTAGCACGCGGGATGGGCATTAACCTTTCCACGCTAACGGACGCCTACCTGGGTAACGCTGACGCACAGAAACAAGTTAACGACGCTATCCAAGCATATGGTGTCGCTAATAGTAATGAAGCAGGGCCGATGTCAGACCTTGCGTTCCATACTGAGGATTTAAAAAATGCGCTAGGTGATCTGAACACAGAGTATGGCACCTCCGCTCAGCGTGCTAAGGACATGGCCGCTGCATCAGGACAAGCCGCTGCGGCTACCAAGGCTCAAGCTAAAGCAATCCAAGAACTGCATGATGAGATCATGGCGATGGTGGATAAAGACTTCGCCTATCGGCAGTCGGTTGAAGCTACGACCAAGGCGCAGAAAGATGCTACCGACGCGCTGAAAGCACATGGTATTAAAAGTGCTGAATACAAGCAGGCAGCAGACAGTGTGGAGGAATCACAAGCCAAGCAAGCGCAAGCCGCATATGATCTTGCGCTAGCTAACTCCGTAGCTACCAGTGAAGTAGGTAAAGCGCAGGACGCGACATTCGCGTACAACCAAGAGGTACTAAAGATTGCAGAGACAGCGGGTGGCGTAGCACCCAGGTCACTAGGTCTTATGCTATCTAAGATGAGTGATACAGAGCTTGGCGCCCAGGGCGCCAGCAGCAAAATCAATAACCTGGGGCAGGAGATTATTAAACTGCCTAATGGAAAAACAATCGTTGTGAACGCGGATGACCGTGCTAGCAGTGTGATTACGTCAATCGCTAACCGTAACTACACAGCGGTAGTCAAGCTTACCGGCCAGTTCGCGGGGTTCTATGGACTACCTAACGGTGTCGTCCTGTCTGGTTCGTCAGCACACGGTAACTATGCCGGTGGCCCCGTCGCCCATGCTGCGGAAGGCGGTGCACGAACTGGCCCCGTGCTGGTTAACGAGCGCGGACAGATGGAAGGTATCCGCACCCCCGGCGGAGATCTCGTTGACATGGCTGCGGGATCGAGTGTGGTGCCCGCTGCCAACATGAACGGAATGCGTCAGCAGCAAGGACCCATGGTGGTGCAGCTTGAGTTCTATTCAGGGGGCGGTGCCTACGCGGACTTCATAGTTGAAGAGCTGCGTAAAAGTATTCGCGTTCGAGGGGGCAACGTACAGGCAGTGCTGGGAGGAAAGACATCATGAGCGTCAGTGTGTTTCCGGCAATACTGAACGATATTGTCGTTGAGCTGTATTTGAATGGGTGGCGTGATATATCAACCGATGTCGCGTATGACCACGAAATCAATATCTCACGCGGTGTTCCGCCGGAGTCGACTAGCTTTCAGACTTCCCAGCGAGCCACATTCAACCTGCTTAATGGCAGCGGAAACTACTCTCCGCGTAATCCCATGAGTTTGTGGTATGGCATTATGGGGCAGTGTACGCCGTGCCGCGCGAGCCTACGGCTAGTGCGAGATCAGTTCGCGAATCGAACCGTATCCAGCTCATGGGGAACCACTCCAACCGGCGAGACATATACGCTGAATGGTACGGCAAGCAACTTTGCGGTGTCCGGCGGTGTCGGTACCGTAACATTGAATAGTGTGACGCACCAAGAGGCTACGCTCTCTGGTCCAGATCTTATCGACCAAGAGGTTTCCTGTGTGTGGTCGCTGGCGGTAGCGTCAGTAACAGGCGCCGCGCTGTTGCCCGCAAATGTAGTAGGTCGCTGGACGGCTATTAATGCGTATTACTACGTCCGGCAACAGATCGCTCCGGGCGGTGCGATAACCCTTGGTATTAATATGTTAACGCCGAGTGGTGATACTCAGTTAGTAGCGCAGACCGCCACGGGATTAACCTATGCAGCTAGCACACAGTACGCGACAAAACTACAAATTGCCGGAGATACCATTCGTGCGAAGATCTGGCTGGCTGCTAACCCGGAACCATACGATTGGCTGGTTTCGATCACGGATACTACGTTCACACATGGTACGGCAGGTATCCGATCGGGCATCACTACAGGTAATACCAACGGTACAGTGGTGTTCACATACGACAACCTTGAGGTGCGCAATAACCGCTTCACTGGCGAGGTGTCCGAGTGGCCGCCTGAATGGGACACCTCAGGTAAAGATGTTCGTGTATTGACTGAGTCCAATGGCTTGCTGCGCCGCGTACTTAACGGTGAGTCCCCCGTAAACTCAATCCTGTCCCGGATTATTCCTGCTGTGCCGGGACTGATTGCCTACTGGGCAATGGAAGATGGCGCCCAGTCTACATCCATCGCACCGGGTACTCCGGCTAACAACAATCCTATGTTGTTCGACGGCACCCCCCAATTTGCGGCATACAACGGGTTCCTCGCAAGCAATCCTATCCTCACAACGAACTCCGCATACTTCCTCGGTAATGTCGGACCTAACACTGTCACGGGCACATTGATGATTCGCTGGGCACAGTTCATGCCTGCGACGGGATCACCAAATGGCAGCGTAGTTAGTGTATGGACTACAGGCACCGCCGTGAAGTGGGAAGTATTATATGTTGCTGGCTCGGGCGGGCAATGGCAGATCAGGTGCTGGAATGCCGCTTCTACTATTATCTTTGATTCTGGCGTATTCGGCGGTGGGGGTGACTCCAGTCCCGACGGACGACTCCTTTTCTGCGACCTTGAACTAACACAGTCCGGCGGAAATATTAACTACACCTTCGTAACTTACCGATTGGGTTTGGCCGGTGCCCCTGTCTATACGGGTACCGCTACGGGGGTGGCGCTCGGTTCAGTATTTCGCGTTAACGTAGATGAGACGGCCAACCTGCCCAGCTTGTCTATTGGGCACCTCCACTTGCAAAATGTTATTACATCAGTATTCGCCTTCCTACCGCAGCTTCTCGCCTTTGTCGGGGAGGCATCCGGCGCGCGGGCGAGCCGCATCTGTGCGGAAGAGGGTCTACTGCTGGACTTCATCAGCGGTCCACTACTGACCCAAAGCATGGGTGCACAGCCTAACAGCAAGAATAGCATGCAGCTCTTGCAAGAGTGCATTGATGCTGAACAAGGAATTGTTTACGAGAACCGCAACATACTAGGCTTGGTGTGGCGCGCCATTGATCGAATGTATAACCAGACACCTACACTCACACTTGATTACTCCCGGCACCATGTGTCTGGACCATTTAAGCCGACCCTTGATGACCTACTGCTACGCAACAAGATCCAGGTAACTCGCCAAGGCGGCTCGACAATTACGGTTCAACAGAACACCGGACCGCTTAAGGTGACCCGCCCGGCGGACGGCGGAGTTGGTGTGCACTCTCAGCCCATCACGGTAAACCTCGCTGACGATAACAGGCTCGTTGACTTCGCGTCATGGATGCTCGGTCTAGGAACGACATACGAGGAGCGCTACGAACAGATCACCGTTGACCGAGGCAATCCGAATATTCCCGCCGACAACCTGAGTTATGCCGTACTGAACGTGGACATCGGTCACCGTGTAGTTGTTAACAACACCAAAGCTGGACAGTCTCCCGGGCCTGTCTCACAGATCGTGCGCGGCTACACTGAAACACTGCGACAAAACAAGCACGTTATTAGGTTCTCTACAGTACCGGAATCTCCTTACCAGGTGTGGCAAGTAGACACGTTGGGCCTCTCTGCGCTGGATAGCAACGCGACCACCCTACATGCAAATATCAATTCATCTGTTGCGTCATTTCAGATAGATATTTCTGATGGTTTTCTGTGGTCCACCAGCGCGGGAGACTACCCACTGACCGTCACGTGTGGCGGAGAAGATATGACAGTCACTGCTGTCTCAGGGGCGGCAACACCGCAGACCATCACAGTCACGAGATCAGTGAACGGTGTGGTTAAAGCTCACAACGCGGGGGATAAGATCTCGTTAAGGTACCCTCGACACTTGGCATACGCGGGAGGATGACCCATGAGTACTGTGCAATCAATGCAGAACATTACCGCTGCCCTACTAGACACGCTGTTTAATCCTCCGCTGTGTGTTGCATACGCGTCAACAGTACAATCAATTCCCAATACCACGTGGACATCAATTCTTCTCAACAACAATAGAATCGATAGCTACACGGGCCACTCGACAAGCGTTAACACTAGCCGGTACACCAGTGCACTTACCGGATGGTATGAGGTACACGGGAATATTCCGCTCAACGTTGCTCATGCACCCTCCGGACGGCTGGCAGTAAACGGCGCTGTGGTGCTCGGTTCGCAAACACCGGGCAGTGTCAGCACATCGGGCACCGGCGGTGTTCAACCACAGTTCAGGGTGCTGCTCAACGCAGGCGACTATGTCGAAATACAAGTCTTTCAGAGTTCAGGTGGCGCGGTAAACACATTTGCAAACGGTGTAGACTGGGGTCCCGCCATGGACCTGCACCTGATTCACAGGTAAGAGAGGAGGAAGTTAATGGCACGCATTATGCATGACTCTGTCAACTGGCGAGCTATCCCAGAGTCAGCGGAAATGGTGGCAGGATATTTGTCCCCGAGTAAATACGCCTGGCCGGCAGAAGCATGGAATAGATTCCCCCATGCGGTACAAGTGCGCATCGCCGTGCGAGCAACCACCAACGCGGGGCACGTGCTCGATGTCGAGACAGGTGATGCATCGCCCGAGGAGGCACCACGATGGGTGCAGATGCGCAGGGCAGCGGGAGCAGATCCATCTGTGTATTGTTCCCGGTCGCTGTGGTCTACCGTGATGGCCGCGTTCCGATCCGCCGGAGTCGCATACCCACACTGGTGGGTCGCGCAGTACGATGGCGTGCGCGCCATCCCAGCGGGGGCGGTTGCAAAACAGTTTGCCGATTATAATGCCGGATCGGGCGGAGACTGGGACCTATCCATTGTGGCCGATTACTGGCCTGGTGTCGACCAAGGAGAAAGCGTGAGTAACATTACTGAAGACACACAGTCCTATGAAGACATGGTGCGTCGTATTGGAATGCTGGAAGGATTTCTCAACGCCGATCCGAACTCTAGTAAGATGGCGCTGTTGCTTCTGGACGCCATTGGACGTATTGAAGGCATTTTCAAAAACGGCGACCAGACCTTCGGACCTAGCAGGGGGCCGAACACCAACAAACTGGCCCCCGCAATTGCGGCTCCGGCGGCTGTCACGTTGACGGACACGCAACTCACGGAGCTGACTAATGCAATCAGCACACGTGTGGCCGCTGCGCTGCCTCCAGGCGGAGCGTCCAAGGAGGACGTTCACCAGGTCGTGTCCGAAGTTATCGGATCGATCGCCATCACGGTTACCAAGTAACACTGAGGAGAATGAAAATGGAAACCAAACCCACTAAGGCATGGATGGCCGCCGTAGGCTCGACCATCACGGCGCTCGGTGCGGCATGGACTGCGGTCGAAGCCACGCTCTCAGACGGCTTCACGTTCGCGGACGCCTCCTCCATCGCGGTCACCGTGATCGGGTTCATCGGCGGCGTCTACGGTGTGTGGCGAGTCACCAACGCTCCCAAGGTGTGACCTGCACCACATTCGCCTTGACGAGATTGCAATACAAGCTAGGTTGGTCCATGCAAGCCAACTACAGACGAACAGCGCAAGCGCCTCGCACGAACGCCCCAGGGCCAGTAGGTAAGTCGAGATCCGCAAGCCCGAGATTAGTATCTTCGGTGCGCCTAGTACTTACCGAATAGCTTATGAGAACTGGAGAGGGATACCCTTCTGTGCATTTTTCATTCTGTGGAGGGGAGTGTGGCGGCCGGGTTGAGTGCCGCCAAGCTTCGGTTGCTTGTCATAAGCAGTCCAACACTATGCTGCCCAGCACATAACAGGGGCAGATAGCAATGTGGATTATCAACCTAGTCTTTCAACTTGAAGGACAAGCACCCCGCCGTACATGGCCCTTCTGAGCGCTCTGCTCCGGTGCTTGTCCTTTTTATTGTCGGACTAGAAAGGAAAGTTATGGCTGCAAAATCGGAGGGACACAACCACGATACCGACGGAAAAACAGAAAATGCTTCCATTACGATTGGTGATGAACTGGTCGGGTACACTAAAGTATATTGTACCTGTGGTGCCTTGATAGAGAACAACGTCACCTCCCGCACACACATCGCCCCTCGAACGAGTCCGGAGAACAAAAAGTAATGTCAAAAGTTGAACGCTGGACAGAAGGTCGGGTTTCCGGCTTCTCCGGCAAGCTGGATATGGAAGACGTCGACACCAACGGCGGTGCGGACCCAGAGCGCACCAAGCGGACTCCCGTACTCCGCAAGGCGGTACATCAGTTGACCGATGCCACGCCGAAGACCAAGGCGCAGAGGAATAAGCGCAATGGGTAGGCGCCGAGGTGGTACCGCCGCACACAGCAAGAGCAGCAACTTCCGAGACAAGGAGCGCAATTATGGCCTCGGTGAGCGCAACCCCCGCACGCTCGGCACCGAGCCGGAGTGGAAGACCGGCGATCGGAAGTGGCGAGCCGTACGGAGATGGGCAGCCAGTCACTCCTCTGTCGGTGCCAAGTACATTTGACATGGTCCGGCTGAATCTTCAGTTGGCCAACGTGCTGTATTTCATTCACGGAGAGTGAGAGCATATGCCTCGGCCGAAGCCACCAGCACCGCCCCCGGGGAAACCGGGCGGTGGTAAGCCCGAGCAACCCCCAAAACCAGGGAAACCGCCTACACCACCATCACCACCCACACGTTGATTGATGAGCGTTCGAGCGTACGGCCCGGCAATCCGTACGCTCTCTGGGTTCATCAACCGCAGAGGAGAATGAAATGGGTAGTAAAGTTGTACCCGACCTGGGTAGCTTCACCTATGTCGATGGTATCTACGCAACCAACATGCAGCGCGGACAGAAGGAACTGGCCGCCGAGGTGTTGGAACGGATGGGTGATCTGCCCGTGGTGGGCAAGTCTCGTACCTACTTCGTGAAAATGCGTAAGGAGTACTTGGCCGCCATCGTGTCCGACTGGCACACGACCGTAGCATTGGCAGTGGTAGATGAGTTGCTACTGCGGCCAGAACGAATCAAGCCCGAAGGAATGACCAGCGATCTACACGTCAAGCAGCGGCGTCCGCGCATGCCACTCAGCAAGGGCGGCACATCGCGCAAGTACCGGCGTCAGTACACGAAAAACAAGTTCCGCAACCAGCGCGGGATACACCGGCTTCAGTTGGCGCAAGCGACTTTGCGATGAGGCACCTACCGCCGATCCTCAGCTACACGGTTAATGTCACTTACATTGTCACATCGCATGATCGGTACTTTATCGGACGGGACGTAGGGATCTGCGATTGCCATGGGTACACATGGCGTCTTACGGATCTCCTCGCGGATGACATGGGGCGCTCGATTATCTGCCCGATCACACGGTGGATGAATGAGCGCCCAAACGAGTTCTATCCAGCAGTATAACGGAGGTCAAACAAAAACTGTGATTGCATGGTACTGGGGCCTGGTCAACGCCCTTCTCGTGACATTCGTGATCTGGGCTAATGGCAAGGGCTACCGATGGGGTTGGTTAGCCGGGGCAGGCGCACAAGCGTGGATCATTGCTTTCGGATTGATTCACGGATCGTGGCCGTTTGTGTTCTCTGCGATCCCACTGATGATGTTTGCTCGTAATTATCATCGGCATGATGTTCGTCTACAGCAACTACGGGCGAGACATTATGCGGACTTCACGCATAGCACCATAGGAGAATCAAGTGTGGATTGTTAACGACAGCGCTCCCCTACGCTGGACCTGGACACCCGACGACGTGCGTCACTTCCTGGTGATGCATGATGACATCCTCGTTGAAGCACAAGGCGAGTGGGTTCACATGTACCGCACACACGGCGACGCATTCCGCCCTGAGGACCCGGACAACCCGGGGCTGTTCATGGCCGACACCAACGAGCATCTGGACACGCGGTATGGTGCCCAGCTCGCGGATCTCTCAGATGATGACCTGTGGGCGTACATGGAAAAGTCAGCGCAAGACGGTCAGTTCTCGCCACTGACCTAGCTCCACCCGGGGGCAACCCCGGCCTAGTCGTCGTATCTCAATTGGTGCAGAGATTCTCGGCAGTGTGCACGCTGCTGAACCCGACGGGGTGATGTGGGTTCGAATCCCACCGACGACACGCGCACTATATGACATGCAGAAAGGACTGAGATGAAAACTGTTCACATCACGTGCCGGACACACGGCGGTGTGTTTAAAATCCCCTCTCGGCGTGGCCGCCCTCCAGTGAAATGTGGTGGCACCAATGGAAAAGGTGAGCCGATCCCGTTGTGCACCCGGGCGGAAGATCCCTCCGCCGCGCCCCAGCCGAAGCTCAAGGCCATCAAGCGGACACTTCGCACGGAGGTGGTAGCTGAAGCGCCAGTAGAGGTCACCGTCAACATCTCGATTCCTCCGGCTATGCAGGCGAAGGAAATGCTGACTGCGAAGGGCTGGACCGTCGCGGGCAAGGCATGGATCGGTGACTCCGATTCCGCCTATGCTGAACTCTCCGCGAGCCGGGATGACGAACACCTGCTTATGGTCTGGACAGACGGCAACCTGACCACGCAGGAATACCGGTTGTGGAAAGACAGCCACCTGCCTGAGGACAACAACCGCCCCCGCCGTGATCTCGGCTTCGATCCGGACACCATGCCCGACAGTGAATTGATTCGCGTACTCTCCGGCCAGAAGGTCACGTGGTACAACCGCTTGGGCACCAACATGGAGACCGGCGTACTCGGAAACAAGGTCCGTATCTCGCACACCTACCTGGGCGGCCGAGGTGACGAGAACCCCGGTGAGCGCGTAATTACATTCGTTGACCACGGCGGCGGGGGCTTCCGCTCGTTCCACGTCTCCGCGCTTATGAAGGTGGGATGACATGGCTTACACTGATTCAGAAATGACCGTGATCACCCTGTGGTCGGCGGCCAAGATGTACAGCCTGATCGTGCC